AACTCTTTTAAAACAAAAGAAAGAGCGAGCAGATAAAATTTCTGCAGAAGTTATTCCTGAAATTATGGAATCAATGAAACTAAAAACTCTTAAACTTCAAGATGGTTCTGCCATAGAAGTAAAAGAGATTTATAGCGCAACAATTCCTGTAGCAAACAGGGAAGGCGCTTACCAATGGCTTCGAGAAAATGACCTAGGTGATCTTATTAAGAATGAGGTTACTGTTTCCTTTGGTCGTGGCGAAGATGACAAGGCAAGTGAATACACTAGCCTTGCAGAGAGTAAAGGATATCAACCTTCACAAAAACTGAAAGTTGAACCTATGACTCTTAAAGCACTGTACAGAGAGCGAGTTGAAGCAAAGCAAGACTTGCCTTCTGAACATTTTAACCTGTTTAAGGGAAACAAAACAAAAATAACAAGGAGCAAATAACATGTCACAAGAGACAAGCGACTTAACAGTCAAAAAAGAAGGTAACTTACCAGCAGAATTGAATTTTATTCAAGATGCTGGCGCAGGACTTGAGAATATAGATAAAGACGATTTAGCTTTACCATTTCTTAAGTTATTACAATCTGGTTCGGATGAAACTAAAAAGAAACATGCGAACTATGTTGAAGGAGCAGAAGCTGGAATGTTTTATAATACAGTTACAAAAAAACTGTATAATGGAGAAAAAGGTATTGAAGTAGTACCATGTTTCTACAAACTAACATTCCCAGAATGGGCACCTTTTGAGAGAAAAGAAGGTAGACCAGTTAGCCCTGATAGAGGTCCAGAAATTTTAGCTAAAACTAAAAAGGACTCTTCAGGAAAAGATTGTTTAGATAATGGTAATCAAATTATCAAAACAGCTAATCATTTTGTAATCATTAATGGAGAAAAACCAGAAAAAGCCTTAATGGCGATGAAATCTACTCAATTAAAAGTGAGTAGAGGTTGGAATTCATTGATGCAAGATCAATTTGAGACTGATCCTAAAACAAATAAAAATGTACCTGCACCCATGTTTTCAAGAATTTATAAATTAAATTCTGTTGAAAACTCTGGAAGTTTTACTTGGCACGGATACAGAGTATCTTTGGCAAGAAAAGTGGATAACGCATCGCTATATCAAATGGCGAAAGAATTCCATGGTTCGTTAAAGAACAGTAACGCTGCAGCAGAAACAAAAGAAGAATCTAATTACTAAGATTCCTCTTTGGAGGATAGGGGCAGCTAAGCGAGAGTGGATCTGCCCCGACCCGGGATCATTATGGAAAAAGAATTTATAGAGTTATTTAAAGGATATGAAGGTGATTTTGGCATGGCCGACATGTCAAAGACAGAACTCGACTCAGAAAAAAATAAAATAAAACCGAATTACGAATGGGCAGGTAGACCTGTCACATCGGATGATTATAGAAATCATTTACAAGGAAGAAAATCAATTGGAATTCAACCATGCAGAATAGATAAAACCGCACAATTTGGTTGTATAGATATTGATCCACCAGATTATGGATCATTTAAGGTTGATCATTATTTAGCATTATTTCAACAATATAAATTACCATTAGTACCAATTTTATCTAAGAGTGGTGGTTTACATTGTTATATATTTTTAAAGGAGGCTATCCCGACGGTAGATTTGATAGAAGCATTAAAAGCTTTTCTACTCCCACTAGGATTAAAACCAACTACTGAGGTTTTTCCTAAACAGAAAGAACTACAGAAAGATGATAAAGGAGACATTAAACCAGGAAACTTCATTAACCTACCTTATTATAACAACGGACAGTCCAATCGATACGCTATAGATAAGAATAATTCTAAACTATCCGTAGAACAATTTATAAAATTTGCTAACGAATCTAAAGTAGATAAAGAAACTTTAGATAAACTCGTAGAAGAAACTCACAGAAATATATTACTAGGAACTAATCCAGAATTTGATGATGGTCCACCATGTCTAGCACTATGTTCTAGAATTAAATTAGATGATGGTAGAGATCGATTTATGTATAATTATATGGTCTTTGCCAAAAAGAAATATAAAGATAAATGGCCTGACCAGGTATCGGCTGCCAACTATAGCTATTTAACCCATCCTTGGGATAAAGCAAAACTAGATTCAAAAATTAAAGCATGGAAAGGTGAGACAGCAGGACATACTTGTTATGAAGATCCTATTAAAGATAAATGTATGCGAGGTCTGTGTTATAAAAGGCCGTTCGGTGTTAAATCAGATAGTATTTCTGTATTCCCTGAGATTCAAGATTTTGAAATGATAGCTTATGCTGAACCTGAGTATAGATTTAATGTGATTATGCCTAATGATGACAAGATTCAAGTCATAATAACTAATACAAAATTAATGACAACACAGAAAGAAGTTTTAAATTTAGTCTGGCAACAGACAGGAGTTTATTTTGAACCACTTAAACCAAAAGACTTTAGAGCAAAATTAAATGAGTGGCGTAAGAATGGACAAAAGATTACACCACCTAAAGGAACTCAAATTGAAGATAGACTCGAAGAAGAGTTATATCAGTACTGTGTTAATGGTCCTCAAGCACAAGAGAGACGACAAATACATAATGGATCTTGTTTTACTGAAGAAGGTTTTCATTACTTTAGGTTTACTTCTTTCATCGAGCATCTAGGTAATGGATGGAAGATTCCTGAAGAAAAAATTGCACAGAAATTAAAAGATAGGTGTAATGTAGAATTTGATCATTCTTTAAACGTAGATGGTAAAACATTAAAAGTTTGTAAGCTACCACAACTACATACACCACAAATAGAACATAAACCAGTTGAACGTAAAGGAGCTAACTATTAATGAGATATAAAGTAGTGGGTCCTCCAGGGACAGGAAAGACCAGAAGATTATTAAATGAAGTACATAAATATGTAAAGAATGGTACTCCACATGATCAAATAGGATACTTTGCATTTACTCGTAAAGCAGCCGGAGAAGCACGGGATAGGTTTTTAGCCAAGAATTTAGACTTAACTAAAAAAGATATAAAATATTTTCAAACACTTCACTCATTAGCCTTTAATAATCTGGGTCTTAAAGAAGAAAACGTAATGCAAGAAGGAAACTATAAAGCAATCGGAGAAACTTCTGGTATTCAAATTAAATATGCTTCCTATGAAACTAATAACTTTAATGGAATATTCTCTTCTAGTAGTGAGTATTTAAGCCTTATTAACCTAGCAAGAGTGAGACAGATCACCGCTGAACAACAATTTAATCGTAATGAACATTTAAGTTGGATCAGTAAAAATAAATTAATTGGAATAGAGAAAGAAATTAATAGCTATAAAGAGTTTTATAAGTTGATTGACTTCACTGATATGATTCAACAATTTTTAGATAGAGGAAACACTCCAAAATTTAAAGTTATATTTGTGGATGAAGCTCAGGATCTATCACTGATTCAATGGGCTATGATAAAAAAAATTGAAGAAGACACTAATTGTGATGTATGGATTGCAGGAGATGATGATCAGGCTATCTTTGGATGGGCTGGAGCTGATGTAGATTCATTTATTAAATGGGAAGCACGAGAAATTTTATTAGATAAATCTGAAAGAGTTCCTCCTATTATTCAACAGAAAGCATTAGATATTATTTCCCGAATATATATTAATAGAATAGCTAAAGATTATTTACCTAAAGACGCAATGGGAAATATCTACGAACGTTTTAACATAAATGGAATTGATATGAGTGAAGGTGATTGGCTTATCTTAGCTAGAACTAATTCTCTTTTAAAAAAGATTCCTGCATATTTAAAACGCAAAGGGTTTTTCTTTCAAACTCATCAAGGAAATAGTATGGGCAAAACTTTATATGAAGATATTTTAAATTGGGAAAAAATAAAAAAAGGAGAAACCCTTCCTGAAATACAACATCAAAGAATAATGGAACACGTAGGACATAAAGAAATAGATTTTAATGGTCACTGGTATGATATGTTTAATAATATCCCAGTCTCTAAGAGAGATTATATGCGCGCTATGTTAGACAACTCAGAAAATTTATTAAAAGAACCAAGAATAAAAGTTTCAACAATTCATGGAGCTAAGGGTGGAGAAGCACATAATGTAATTTTATATTTAAACCAAACGGCGAATACTATCAAAGGAGCTAAAAAATCTCAAGCAAAACAAGAAGAAGAATTTAGAGTCTGGTATGTAGGTATAACTAGAACAATTAAAAATTTATTTTTAATTAAATCTCAAAACAAATCAAAAGGATTCAAAATATGAAAAATCCATATGATAAACAAATCGGCGGATCACATTATCAGAAATTTAAAATTCAGCCAAGTAAATTTGTAGTTGAAAATGAGTTGCTTTTTCCTGAAGGCTGCGCTATAAAATACATCTGTCGCCACAGACTGAAAGGAAAAAAAGAAGATATATTGAAGGCTATACATTTTTTAGAAATGATACTTGAAAGAGATTACGCTACTAAAGAAATTAAAAAAGAAACTAAACCAACAACTAACTCCTGGGGGATAATAAAAAATGTTTGAAGCACAAACCGAATGGGTTAAGCCCGATGAATTTCCAGACTTAAGACAAGCAGATACAATTGCAATCGATTTAGAAACACATGATCCAGATTTAAAATCAATGGGATCAGGTTCTGTCGTTGGTAAAGGTAAAGTTGTAGGTATCGCTGTAGCAACAGATGGCTACTCAGGATACTTTCCTTTCGATCATGAAGGTGGTGGTAACCTCGAAAAAAGTAAGGTAATTCAATGGTTTACGGACATTTGTGAATGTCCTGCCGATAAAGTTTTTCATAATGCAATGTACGATGTGTGTTGGATTAGAAAAATGGGAATAAAAATAAATGGAAATATTTATGACACGATGATTGCAGCGTCACTCGTAAATGAAAATAGATTTAGATATGATCTTAATAGTTTAGGTTGGGATTATGTTGGTAAAGGTAAAAACGAAACAGAATTAAGAGCAGCAGCTAATGAATGGGGAGTTGATCCTAAAGCGGATATGTGGAAGCTACCATCAATGTATGTTGGAAGTTATGCAGAACGTGACGCAGAATTAACTTTAGCTTTATGGAAAGTCTTGCAGAAAGAATTAAGCGACCAGGATCTAGGAGCTATTTTTGAATTAGAGACTGATCTCTTTCCTTGTCTGGTTGACATGAGATTTCTTGGGGTGAAAGTTGACGTGAGCAAAGCTCATGAACTGAAGCGACAGCTAACATTACAAGAAGAAATGTTACTCCACAAAATAAAAAAAGACACAGGAATAGACACTCAAATATGGGCAGCAAGATCAATTGCCAAAGTTTTTGAAAAATTAAATTTACCTTTTGAACGCACTGCAAAAACACAAGCTCCATCATTTACAAAAAATTTCCTTTCGTCCCATGAACATCCTTTAGTTAAGATGATAGCAGAAGCAAGAGAAATTAACAAGGCCCACACTACATTTATTGATACTATTATTAGATATGAACATTGCGGCAGAATCCATGCAGATATAAATCAAATTAGATCTGACAATGGGGGAACCGTAACCGGAAGATTTTCATATTCTAACCCAAACTTACAACAAATTCCCGCTCGTAATAAAGACTTAGGTCCTTTGATTCGATCCCTCTTTCTTCCAGAATCAGGTTGCGAGTGGGGATGCTTTGACTACAATCAACAAGAACCAAGATTAGTAGTTCACTA